AACTCACATTCAACCAAAAGGTTCTTATTTGTCATCGAATTGACGAGCTGAGGCTTATTGATGTTGCGAAATGCTTTACCGTACAAGACATAAGACAGCGCATCCAAGATCGTCGACTTGCCTGCGCCATTTTCACCGAGGATAAGTGTAGACTTGTTACGATCTAGTTGGACCTCAGTCATCTGATTTCCAGTTGACAGAAGATTCTGCCAACGGAGTTTATTAAAATGAATCATGATTACTCCACACTTAAAGCTTCACCATACAGCGTTGTTAAGAAATTGTACAATCTTTTTTTATCTACAGGAGTTTCCCACTGATCGACTACTTTGGTGAGGATTGTAAGCGTGTCTTCCGCTTCATTGACAATGTCACTGTCATCTTCCAATTGAAGATTGAGATTGTCTTCGACCACTTGGATATCAAGAGCACCTGCCTTCTCGAGCTTATCGATATATGTATCAAACCAGAAAGGATTGTTCTTATTCTTGACAATGACCTTCACATAGTTACCTTTAACCGAATTAAAATCGAATTGATTGATTTGTTCGAAGTTAGTCCATTTGGCATCATCATAGAACCACTTCTGAAACATTCTATATGGATTTTGTATGAATGTTAGCTCACGAGTGTCCGTGTCAAATATATGAAAGCCCCTTGGATCATCATAGTCAGACCAAGACATTTCATAGGGTGCGCCGAGATAATTGATATTACCGCGCGTGGATTTATGATGGAAATGCCCACTACACACGACATCAAACTTATCAAACATGCTAGCACTAAATCCATGATCATTCACTGCACCCTTATACATCTCGAAGCCAGCAAGTTCAAGATGCCCAAATAAAACTTGCGCAGAAGTCTTATCGATAAACTCCATGCTTTCATCATAGTTGCCAGAACAAATCCAAGGAAGTACGGCAATACTCAAGCCGTCGATATCGACTTCTGCCGGATCTGAGTAGTAGTGTATGTTATACGTCGAGTGATCAAACAACTCGCGCATCGAATTCACTTCGTTCGTATTCTTAAACGAAGTGTCATGATTACCAATAATAACGTCTAGTCGGATTCCGGAAGTATCACAGTGTTCGACGAATCGCCGTAAATTTCTCGCTGTAACAAAGTTGATATACTTTCGTCGATCAACAATATCGCCCAAATGAAAAATGCGGCTAATACCATTAGTAGAAAGATACGGAAAAAAGTATTCATAATAAAACCTATTAAAATATTCCGCGAAGGCAGCAGAGTCTCCGCGAGCTCCCCAGTGAGTATCAGTGATTAAAGCAATTTTCATTTAAAGATCTTCTTTTTATCACTATGATATTCGCGTAAAGATGCATCAGCAAAATCGCGAATGAGTTCCATCGAAATCATATAGTTATACCGAATGTGTTCAGGAGTTTTTTCATTCAGCATGTTTTCTCTGATCTGTTGAATCAGAGTTGGAATATTATCCTTCATCTTCTTCATCCTCAATAAATTTCTCTACGCCTTGCTTTTGAACAGGCTTTGGCGGCTTCTTTGCTTCAAACTTCTCCACTAATTCACCTAGCTTTTCTGATACATTGATAAACGCGGCATTGAAGTGTGATCGATCTTCTGGCGCCATATCCACGAGTGTATTCATGATCATGCTATTCTCAAAAGCTTTGTGCTTGATATATGTGTGTTTCTTTTCTTTTTGGATTCGACGTAAGAATGCATAGTAAATGATTTGAGTAAAGTAAGCAAATGGATTGGTAGATTTTTCAGGATTGAAGTTATGAATGTATGTCAGACAGTTTTCAATACCGTCTCCTACCATCTCTTCGCGATAAGAATATCCAATAAAGTTAGGTCGAGTTGACAAACGTTGAGCAATCAACATAATGCACTTACCTACATATTCTGGAATCTCTGGTCTCGGCTCGCCATTCTTCTTCGCTTCTTGACAAGAATTCCAGAATTTGACCATCTCTGTATAAAACAATTTATTGTCAATATAATGGCTAGTCGATTTCTTTTTGATCATCATTTAAACTTTCTCAATTTACTGTACTTTTTCCTATGAGTTTTTGTGATAGAAGAGATTTAAATCTACTATCCATCTCATCCATATTCTCGAGGGTTTGCTTTAGAATAATATCATTCTCACGTTTGGTCGTGAATTGAACGAGTCTGCTATAATATTCTTCCATTCTATCTGAAGGATTATAGTCATACAGTACAACATTTTTCTTTATATGTACACAGTTATCTTTCGAAAACGCTAACAAATAATCCATACGAACACCAGAACCTTCGTTTGAGTCTTCGACGATTTCCATTAAGAACGGATGTGTAACAATATATTCGCTTTCATTTTCTTCAACTTGTCCGATAAGGGTGTTTCCGCTAATCATGTGTAATATTTTCAACATAATTAAACCTTTACGTTATAGATTTCATAGTCAAACTGCTCAGTATCATAGATCTTCGTTCTTTCGAGAAAATGTTTGAGAGTAAAGTTTTGATGAGATTTGTAAGACAAATCGTCGACGATATCATATAAGATAGCGCCATGTTCTTGTTTCTCTTCGTGCAATCGAAGCATACGACCGATGGACTGTAGAACTTTAATCTTTGACTTCGAAGGAGAAGCAGCAATCATATGATGTAGTCGATTGATACTTACGCCTGTCGATGTCGTTCCTAGCGAGGCGAGAAGAATAGCATTTTCTTCTTCTTCAATAGCCTTTCGTATAGATTCTCGCATATCACCGCTAACAGAGCCATCGATGTAAAAAACATTATGATCTGTACTCTTCGTGATGAGATCATAAAGTGTTTTACCATGATCTACGATTCGAAAGAAAACAAGCTTATTACCTTTTAAAGAGAGTCCGAGGTTGCGAATGAACTTATTCCGAGAGTCACTACCGATCAGGAAATCGATTTCTTCTTGGTATGTTTTTCCTTTGAGCTCTTTGCTTGCTTGTTCAGAATACTTCAAGACAATGCATTTGATTTTGAGTTTGGATACGTATCCTTGATCCATGAGCTCTTTTGTGCTGACGGCTTTGTATTTTGGACCAAAGAGACCTTCGATTGTTGTCTCGTTAAGGGCTGTGCCATCAAGAGTGCCAGTTGTGCCGAATCGATACTTGCAACCAGTTAGACTGCTAAGAATTTGTATAAGTGAAGATGCCTTTGCTCCGTGTGCTTCATCTCCGAATACGACTCCAAACTGTTGATACCAAGGTTTTGGCATCTTATTCTTACCATTATTGAGTGACTGCCACGTGGTAATAACAAGTTCAGCTTCGATATCGTTCGACTTGTTCAGTCCTTGAGTCGACATATGAATATCGCCTGTATAGCCATAATCTCGAAAGTCACTCTCCATCTGATTCACCAATCCAATCGTAGGAACGATAATCAAACCTTTGTGCTTCTGATACCATCTCATCAGAATGTAAATCATCAATGATTTACCAGAAGAAGTCGGTGATACCAATGTTCTTCGATTTGATCGAATGCACTTCAAAATAGAATCAAACTGATAGTCTCGAATTGCATACTTTTCAGGAATTCCGAGAGTATTTATGAATTCCCTCAATTCGTGTTCAGATACACCATCATAGTACATCTCTTCATCAAATGAGAATGTATAGTTTCGAGCATCACAAAACTTTTTAATATGTCTTGCCAATCCAGCATATACGTATCCAGTCAGATTGTTAATGAGACGAATCTTACCATCCCACATTCTGGCTCGATACTTTGGATGGAACTTATAGTTCTCAGCATAGAACGTAAAGGCATCTGCCAACTCCATAATGGTCGATGGCTCTGCCTCTACTTTGACGTGAACATTATTAATAAATTTAAGATGCACTGAGCTCATTAAATACCGACCTTGAAACGCTCCCACTCGATTGCGGCTTTAATATTAAAACCGCGGGCCGTGAGAGACTTAATGATAGACTCAAGCAGATCAATCTTCTCGTGCTGAATGCCGAGTTTCAATGATAGATTCACTATATCCTTGTCTGCTTCTATATAGTTATTCACTTCAGATTTGAGTATTTTACCTTGTGGTGGCAAGCGCCAACCTTTCTCATGAGATTCTTCTGTCGGCCCGAGCGTGAAGAATTCCAACTTCTCGAGCTTGAGTTGCTTAAATTCTGCTTCTTGTTTACGAAGCAAGAGACGCTCATGCGTAAAGATCTTGAAATACTTGTGATGAAGTTTTGGAATATTAAGAGCTTCATCACCAAGCTCAGAGCGATTGATCTGGGAATCCTTTTCCCATTCTGCATAAATGTCATCAATTTTCATAATAAATCCTATAAAACTTCGATATCATACCTTAGATATTTAAATTCTACACTACATTCTATATAATTGACACTAGTATCTGTGCTATTAAACTCAATATCTCCGATACTCACTGGAAATGCATCATAGAAAGTAATCATAATATTCGAGTTCATACTACTGTTCATGATCTGTAAATTCAGATCGGAGTAGAGTGTTCCTGTCGAGCCGGCCCGTGAATTCTGTACAGCTTTATAAGCGTCAAAGCTAACAGGCGATGCCAGAGCCACCATCCAATTATAGATCTCGAGATAATCTGTCATATCTTCGTTCAGACGAAACGTAATATCGAGAGGACTATAAGTAAGCTTGCCAGTCACTGGAATCGGCACGAACGGAGTCGGACTTTCTCCGTTACTCATCTGCACGCCAGGAAAACGAATGTTCTGTACATTGTAACTGAGCGCAGGTGCTCGCGCAAGGGTAAACTTGTAGCCTAAAGGTGACAGAAAGTTTTTGTTTATATCATTGACGGCTGTCATATCTTTCCTTTGGCTGCAATATCCATTATACACACTATTTATATATTGTACATGCCAAAAAGAAGGGGAGCCTTTCGACTCCCCTTCCAGTTTTTAGGTTGGTTATTCCAACTCTTATATCACATCAAGTTGTTAACAAGAACGCGACGATAGTACTTGTTCGAATCTTGCTCAAGAACAGCTGTTGTCGAAGCAGCAGTTGTGCCCTTGGCGAATGGATTCGGTGCCATGCCGTAACGTGTCTTGAAGCCAATCTTCGGTTGGAATGAACCTGGATCAACCGCACGAACCATTTGCAGCGGAACGTAGGGGCAATAGAAGAGACCGGCATCGAACGGATTCGAACCCTTATAGCCTACTACCAAGAAGTTTGTACCGGCATAAGGATCGATATAGACCTTAATGCGACCGCTGATAACACCAGCAAATGTGTTGCCTGTGTCGTCAATGTTCAGCGAAGAAGTGTTCAGAGCAGGAGCGTAATCAAGAACACCAGCCATTTGAAGTGCCGAAGCAACGTCTGACGAGCAGATGATTACGTTACCCTTACCGCGACGTGTTTCTTTCGCAATCTTGTTGCATTCACGTTCGATCTGGAACAGAAGACCCTTGAACTTTTCAACTGACCAACGGCCGTTTGAGTCGGTGTCAAGATCGAAGATACCCGATGTTGTAGTACCTTCAGTTGCACCGCGCTCAGCAGTGATGATGATCGAGCGAACAACTTCACGGTTGATTTCCGCAAGGATTTCACCCGAAAGGATGTTCGAAAGTTCGGCTTCTGCGTCAAGACCGTGAATTGCCTTCAGATCTTGTGCAAGTTCTAGGGTGTATTCTGCCTTCAGAGCACGTGTCTTAGCAGATACGGTAACCTTCTCGATTGAGAAGCCCATTTCCGGGAAGATGTATGAGCTATTCGCGCCAAGAAGTTCTGCAGAACCAACGAGAAGACCCATTGTGTAGTTGTAGAACGAGTTGCCAGCGTTGTTTGACGAGTCAGGAGCTGTACCAACTGTGTTAGCACCAACTGCAGTTGCTGAAGCAGCACCTGTGTTAGCAGCGTTAAGACCAGCACCGAGACGCGAAGCGTGACCAGTGTTGGCTTCGTTGTAGAAAGCTTCTGCAACAGTTGAATCTGTCGAGTTTGCGTATTGTGAACGCATTGC